TGACGATCGGACTCTTTTGTTCGATTTGGCGGATGTAAAACTTGTGACCCGTGGGGGTGGGCGGTATTCAATTGATCCTCTTACTCTAGTAACACCCAGGACAGAACAGCTCTCTCCTGGTCAGCGTAATGACTTCTGTAAATTTAGAACCACTGATGTTGAGTTTAATAAGCAGGCAAATAAAACCCGAGTTTCTTTCAGGTCGCTGCTTAACTCAAAGCGCACTGTGCGAATATTGCGTTACATCATTGGCTCTCCTGATCCTTGTGAGAGGCAGGGTGAAGTCATGCGGGTTGACAGGGGGACTGGAGTGTGCGAATACACTTGTAACACAGATAGTGCTGATTCTGGTGCACCTGTGTTTGATGATGACGGTTACTGTGTGGGTATTCACACGGGTTATAATAAATCGTCGTGTCGTAATGTGTTCGTGCTCTTTTATCCTGAAGGTCTCGTCTCCTGGTTTGTTCAATCTGAGCCAAAAAAACTTGTGATCCCCCTGTATCGAGAATTGGTCGACGTTATTGATGGTGCTTTTGTTATTAAGCAAATCAATAGCGGTATACAGGGGGATTTTCAACCACCGGCCAATACGGAGTTGATTGAGTTTGCTCAGAAGGATGAGGAAAAAAGTGGCTTATCCGTGCCTTTTGGATATGCCCCTTCTGTTTTCAATCGGAAGCTCTTTGAAAATGACTTTCGAAAGAATCTCATCTGTTATGAATGGACACCGGATGAGGGGGCCTGGGCCAGAAGTGGCGTTGCTCTTCGCTCAATTTTGCGTCCGTATATGATGGGAATCGTCAAGTCTTTTGATGATGTCCTGTCTCGGATTGACAAAACTACGTCTGCTGGATATCCTTGGAATCTTCGTTGGAAGAATAAGGGGGAAGCCTTGGAACATGGAATTGATATTTTTCGTTTCTTGGTTGACCAAATCCAGAAGACTGGTGCGATTGACTACCATTTTGAAGTCAGAACGGGGTTCGTTATCCATTTGGTGCATGTGTTTTATATCACCAGTGGAAAAGGTGAGCTCCGGACTGTCGACAAACTTCTCGCGGAACGTGTGGAGGATAGGAAAACACGGACATTTATGCCTGGGTGTTTGCTTCTCCACATAGTTAGCTTGATGTTGTATGGTGACCAAAATGATCAAATGCTGAATATGGCAGGTGAGAGGGAGTGGAGTGCTGTAGGAATGACACCTTGGTATGGTGGGTGGAATAGTATGGCTGAGTACATTACTTCTGGTTCTCAAGTAAATCCTCAGGATGTTCT